TAGCTTCTTCACCAAGAACACGAGCCAACTTGGCTTTCAACTCATCATAAGTCTTATAGTTCTTTGGATCAGTAAACTCTGACAGGTTATGCAACTTGCCATAGACTTCTTCAAGCTTTGTTTCGTCTGCATCAAATAATTGAGTAGGTGAAGCAAACTCTGACTTATCGTAATTGCGATAGCCTTCTACTTGACGAATCTTCAACTTAAAGTCAGCACCGTCCCAGAAATCGAATGGATTAACTGGTGTCTCGTCAGCAAACTGCGGCTGCATGACATCCATGATCTTGTCAAAGATCTTCTTACCAAACTTATAAAGGACAACACGACCTTCATTGTGTGGTGCAGATGGGTCTTGTACGACCAATGCATTGACTACATAATGGAGTCGACGCTTTTGTGCTCGTGCTTTCTCTTTGTCTTCGTCATAGCCTGAGTTCCACAAACGGGAGTTGAGTTCGCCAACTGGATCAGGCTGACCAATAGATGTAAGGCTGTTTTCGATATACCATAGACCGGTAGGGCCTTTGAATCCATGGTCCCAGTATCTTGCCCATGGTAACTCTTGGCCTTCTGCCGCGGGGAGGAATCGTAAGACTGCATAGCCGTTACCTGCTTTGTCTACGGTTGGCTTCCAAATACGTTCATCGTCGTAGCTCTTCTTATCACCTGATGTGCCACCACCAGCTGCTTCTGCTGCTTGAACGAGTTTGGAAATTTGATCGCGATTGCGTTTTAAGTTTTCGAATGACATATATTACTCCGTATTAACTGAAATATGTTTGTATTATACACTGTATTGCGTTGTATGTACATCTATATATACTCGTCTCACTCGAAAAGTGAGGAGTCGATAGTAGATGTTTTAGGTAAGAAGTTGAGAGCCATGGCCTCAGCTTCAAGTTTATCTTTGATGATAGGATTGACGAACTTCTTTACATCTTCTGGTTCGATGTCATTCTTATCACAAAGATGTAAGATAGCTTCCATATAACTGATTGCTTTCTCAGCTACGGTTGCCTCTACGAGTTTAGAGAATTTACTCTTACTCAAGAATTGTTCTTCGACTGTCATTGGTCCATAACCCTCAATAAAATAGTGTCTTTGTTGATACGACCATTTGGAACAGTCGTCTTTGTTGTGAGTGTCTTCCACTCTTTATCGATCTGAAGACGTGTCTTCTTTTGAACGATAGGAATGAACTGATCAGGCTTACGAAGTCTGGTACAACGACTCGCAGTAGTATCAATATTTTTTAGCGTTGAGCCAGATACTTCGAAGCCTGATACAGCATTAGTCACATACTCGGTCATTACTCTTGTCTTCGTATTGAAGGTATAGAGGCGGCGAGAGCCAACGATCTGGAGAGGAGCTATAGAAACGATCTTGAACTCTGTGTCCTCTGCTTTGTAATTGACCTTAGCGACTTGTTTGTCTGCTGCCTTAGGCTGCTTAGTTCTACTTTTACGCGTCGCTTTAGCAGCAGACTGAAGACGATCAAGATCAGACAACATGGACTCACATGCTTTCACCCTTTTCTTAAGTTGCGGGCGAGTCAAGTGTGAGTAACCTTCGACTGCATCTGGATCAGTCTTCGCATAAGCGGCATTGTAGTCATCATATAGACCCTCAATGTATTCACGTACTACCTTCGTCGCTGACGCTGGTAATCCATGCCGCTTAAACTCTTGATATAGATCGAGTGTTTCATCGTGTTCACCTTCGATCCATTTATCTTCTAATTCTAAAATGTCTTGCATGACAGTGTTTGAGATCTTACGCTGTAGCCTTTCCATAGGTGATACGGTTGGCTTAACGTCAGAGTCTCGTTGCTTCATCTGCTTTTCGAGATATAGTTCTTTACCCATAGCAATGAGAGTAGACAAGTACTTATGCAAGTAATCTGAGTATGAACGTGACTTATCAGTATCTTCAGACTTTGGTGCATGTGTAATCCAAAACGCAGTTGCTGCATGAGAAGGTGATACGTAGAACTTATACTCAGGACATGCAAGGATATATTCCTTATTGATAGACTTCTTATGCTTCTCACGCACATAAGACTTCAACACTTTTGAGATATCAGAATTCGATACTTCGGTTTGAAAGTATGATTGCACAGCTTCGAAGCCTTTTTCGATAGGTGCACCTACGATACCAGTACGACGACGAACTGGTGCTTTCTTCTTTTTACGAATTGCCATTATCCTCTCCTCATGGTTGCAATTTCTTTAGCAGCATTACTATCTTTACGAATCGGTACCATATTTGATTTGTGCAGTGTGCCGATACCAGCTAGCTCATTACCAGTATATTGATTGGCTACACGCTTGAAACCATTACCAACAACGTCTGATGTTGGTGCAGTACGTTCGACTTTGTAACTTGGCATCTCAGCACGATATGTAGAACCTTTTTGATAACCAAGACGATCTAATAGCTTTTGTGTCTTACGCTCTTCTTCAAGGATAGCTGCAGTCTTTTTCTTTGCCTTGCGCTTTTTAGTATTGAGTGTGGACATTCCACGAATAAGATGCATAGTCATGATAGCTCCTTCTCTATTATAGATCTATTCTACCATAGAATAGAGGAGTTGTACATGCTTTTTTTAACTTTTTTCGATTATTTGTGAAATACATTTACCACCAAAACCAAATGAATTATTCATAACACAACTTACGTTTGTTTCGATTGGTTCTAATACAACATCGTATTCGGCATTAGCAGTATTATGACAATGTGGTATGATGCCACGATTCATTGATTCTATAGAGTATGCAGCTTCTATAACACCAGCTGCAGCAAAGGTATGACCTATCTTACCTTTATTAGACGTGATAGGTGCATCAGTGATCTTGCGAATAGCATCAAACTCCACACCATCACCAGCAGGAGTAGACGTACCATGTGAGTTCACATAATCAACTTCTGGCAGAAATGCGTTATCTAAAGCTTTTTCCATACTTGCAACTGCACCTACTCCACTAGGAGCTGTGCGATTAAAAGCATCTGATGCATGCCCAGCTGGATATAACCATGCATGTATATGAGCACCGCGTTTTTTGGCATTTTTCTCTGATTCGAGAATGAATACACCAGCACCTTCACCCATCACAAATCCTGTACGATCTTTATCGTAAGGCATAGATATGTCACCTAATGCCCTCAATGAAGAGAACATACCGATGTCAAGCACTGTAATACCAGCATCTGCACCACCGGCGATCACATAATCATAATCATCGATGACTTTCATTGCATAGTCAATAGTCGCTAAACCAGTGGCACACGCTGCTTGAAAGCCCATGTTTTGACCAGTAAATCCATAATACTGTGATATGTAACCGCACAAACTATCTTTTGGTAGATTGACACCCTTCAACGGCGGTATTTTATCATTGATGATAAAGTTATACTCTTCGTCGTTATGTAATAGTGTGGATAAGAAAACACCAACGTTCTCTGTGATATCAACTTGAGCATCTCTTAATGCTTGATCAACAGCATGAATACCTATTTTCATTGAGTTAGGCATAAAGCGAACAAACTTCGAGTGACCGTCATCGATCATCAAGTTATTATAGTCGACGCCTAACGCATTTTTTACTTTACGCAGTGAACGTAACTGTAACTCGTCTTCTGTGAAGAAATCACTGAGTGGTCTATGAAAATCTTTATCATTCAAAAGATTATCAAAGCATGTAGAAATATGGTTCCCACATGTGTCGACCATTCCAATACCAGTTACAGCTACTCTCTTCATTGACGATTTAGTTCTTTCTCAACGGCTTCGTTTAGTTCATCCCAAGCCTTCGTAGCTTCAATCTTGCCCATAACCATACGACTCTTCATCAAACGATTACGTAAGACCTTCTTTGCTTCAAGGTCGGTATACTCAAGAAGAACATACGCACGATACTGTGTACCATTTTGTACGATCTTTTTCTTATTTACCCGATATCCAGCAACGTCGGCATCAGCGATCAAGTTGCGAGTTACTTGCTCAAACTCTTGAGTGACTTGACTATCGAAGTCATCAGCACCTACACGACCTTTGAAAGTCTTGAGCTGTGACCGAAGACGAGAGTCAACACGATCAGCGAGTGTTGTCTTAGCAGATAACACAGCGATATCGACTGATAGCTGCAAGTTTGGTGTAACCGCAGTACCAACA